TCGCACAACAAGATTGGCAAACTATTGGAACGCTGTGTATTTATAGACCCTCGACTTAGTCTTTTATACAAGCGAAAGGGCCAGCAACAGTATAAACTGACCCTCCGCTATTTACCAGCTACCGTAATGCCTGAACTGCGGAGTCCTGCATTCGCTGGTTAGGTTAAAGAAGATCACGACTCTAGGATACCCTACGGGCTAGCTTTATCGTTTCCTCTTTAAATTATGGGTTAGTAATGCAGTAGGCCATGTATCACGTCACGATACTCGTACACCTGCAATTCTGTTTCTTTTACGACGAAATCGCCTTTACTAACCCGAAAGTAATGGGGCAAATAACAGTGAGATCGAAGTGACATGACATTGTGCTTTTTGATCTGCTAATACCACATATTTACCCCATTTTTAATGGTTAAATATAACTTATGCACTTTTTAAAGTGTAAGGATTTAAAAGGGGAGCCAGTACCGTGACTAACTCCCCTAAGGTGAACGATGAAAGAACCAAGAAACAGGAACTATCTATGATCGGCTATTACATCCGTAAAACTCGGTAAATCATCAAGATTCACTTCTACCCTTGGCTCTCTCATCTTCCGATATACCGCAATTCTCAGATTCTTCTTCTTTCTCTTGCCATAGGTCGCAAGTTCGCCTTCGAAACCAAGATACTTCTTCATGTATTCAGCAACTTCAGCAGTCTTAGACTTGGATTCGCCATTTGCCCAAACAGTAAACCTACCGCATCTGTTGCGAATATCAGCCATTGAGTTGGTAGCTACTGGATGAAGTGGATCATCAGGATTAATCAAAGCCTGCACAAAAGATGCGGTTCCTTGAAGAAAACCTAAGACTTTGTAAACAATCATCGTTACCCAATTGGTACCATTAATCTGTGCATCAAATTGAATGTTACAGTTACCTAATTTCATAATATACTCCTTTTGTAGTGTATTATAGTTGTTGGTTGTTTCTGCATTGTTGCAGTATCTACGGGGGCTACGGGCCCCATGGTATAGGGTTGAACGATTAACGCATGGTTTTAATGTTCCTACATTATAACCAGCAGGTAGATGATTGTAATTGATTGTACTCAACCATCTCTCAAGTTCAACCATATTGACAATGTACAACCCTATAACAAGGGGGGTGGGAAACGTATATATCTCTCACACGCATTCTGATAATATTTTTGAAAGTTTTTTTCCAGTAGATTCCGCCATGAAGTATAGTAGGATATTGAAGTTTGATCGTGCTACTGGTGGTTTTGTGCGTGTTAAGGTTCCGAGTACTGAGATTGATGAGATATTGTATTTAAGGGATTACATGTATTCGAGGCGTTGTATAGACGATGTAAAAAACAGGATGAAATATTCATTTTTTAAAAAAAAGTTGTTGTTTAATTGATATAGTACTATGTATATATAGTACTATATATAGTACTATATGTAATTATACTACGTTAGTACTTCGTATAATTACTATGGTAGTACTATTGAGTAGTACTATATGAGAAGTACTATATTGGGAATGAGATGGAAAAAATAACAAGAACGGTAAAGGTCAATGATTATAAGCCAGTTGAGTATACGGTTTATAATTTAGATGAGGCAGTTGCGGAGGGTATTGAGTATAAGTATTGGCAGGATTGTAATGCTGGTGATTATGGTTGTTCTGATGATGGTTATATAGCTTTGTGTTTACAGCGTAATCTTTACAAGACTGGTACAGAGGTATCTATGGCATATGGAAAGATGTGGATTGGCAGCCATAGGAAGTTATTATATGAACCGAGGCGTGTATCTGGTAATTTTGCTAGAGTATCTTCAGAAACATTTGAATATGTAGAGGGTAAGAGTCAGAGGGCAAAGAAGGCTGTGGCTTTATATACCAGGATGATGTTGAATGGTGATACTATAGATTGGGATATGATAGGGAAAGTCTATCGTAAAGACCAAAAGAGGCCTGATCTTACTGCAAAAAGGTTATTTAAACAGGAGAATATACTAAATATGGTTGATGAGCGTATTGATAAAGCACTAAAAGAGCGTGATATGGGTGAGGGTAATGTTCTGGACATAATAGACGAGGCTATAGAGTTGGCGAGAAAGAAGGAAGACCCTGCCACAATGCTCCGAGGTGCTGAGAATTTGGTAAAAATCCTTGATATGCTTCCAAAAAGGGCAATTCAGACTGATACTATGCAGATTGATGTTACAAATGAGATAGTAGACCAAATAGAGAGTCATAATGAGAGTATAAAGCTTGAACAGAAGAAGGAATTATCAGTAAATGGCAAATAAAAGGCTAAATAAGAAGGAAATTCTATCAAATTTAAGGCGTGACATGGTTTTATTTGGGAAAGTAGCCATGCCTCAGATGTTTTCTGTTGAATCTCCCAAGTTTCACTATACTATAGCCAAGGATTTACTGGATAAGTCGAAAAAGCAGATAAATATCATTGCTCCGAGAGGTCATGCTAAGAGTTCTATCATAGGCGGTGTATTTCCTTTATATCATTTGATGTTCGATAAGGGTAAAAAGCTTATTGTTCTTGTATCGAGGACTCAAGACCATGCTATTAAGCTTCTTGGCACATTAAAGGACACTATGGATTATTCCAATCAGTTCAGGCAGATGTTTAGGTACTGGGGTCAGCATAGTGCAAAGAGTTGGGCAAAGACAGAGATTGAGTTAAAAGACGGTTCCATGATTATATGCAAGGGTACAGGCCAGCAGTTGCGTGGTATTAAGGTTGGGAACCAGCGTCCTACGTTAATTGTGGTAGATGACCCTGAAGACGAAGTAAATACCAAAACTGCTGAATCTATGGAGCAGAACCTTAGATGGCTGCTTCAGTCAGCTGTTCCTTCGATTGACCCTATAAAAGGTCGTATTGTTATAATTGGCACGCCTCAGCATGAGCGTTGTCTTGTAGAGACCTTAAAAGATATGAAAGGATGGGTCAATCATCTGTTCAGGCCAGATATTAAGAAGAAAGTTTCATTATGGGAGGAATGGTTCCCTATAGAGAAGTTATTGCAGAAAAAGGATGAACTGGAGTCTATTAACCGTTTATCTGTTTTTTACAGGGAGTACATGTGTGAGATAACAGGCGATGAGGACCAATTATTTAAAAAAGAAGATATTCAGTACTATGAGGGCGAGTTTTACTTAGATAAAGAAAATAATGGGTTCATTAACTTTAAAAGTTTAGGTGGCGAGGAATATGAGAAAAAGATACCAGTTAATGTATTTACTGGCGTTGATCCAGCTTCCAGCACAAAACAGACTGCTGACTTCTCTGTTATATTCAATTTGGCTATAGACAGTCAGAATAGGAAATTTGTTCTTCCATATTACAGAAAACATGCCAAACCTCTTGAATTAGCTGAATCCATAGTAGATAATTTCAGAAAGTACAGAAGTTCCAAGACCAGGATAGAATCTGTTGGTTATCAGGAGATGTTGAGGCAGTATGTACTAATGCGGTGCGATGAGGAGCAGTTATTCATTCCTGGGCTGAATATTAAGGAAAACCCCAGAAATTCTAAATCATCACGATTAGAAAGTCTGCAACCAGCATTTGCGAGGAAAGAAGTATTCATTGCTCATAACATGAGAGAACTTGAGGATGAGATGCTTTTATTCCCCAGAAGCAAGCATGACGATCTTTTAGATGGTCTTTATTATTCTTACAAGGGACATTATTCTCCAACTCACGAAGAGACTGATGTTCCTCTTCTTGGCAGTATTAGTTTTAACAAGTCAGATTGGCTATTAGCTTAATTTATATTAACTTTCGCCCCAAATGGCAAATGAAAAAGATCCATTAGTACAGGAATCTGAAAAACTTCTTGAGCAGTATCATGGTGAAAGGGCCACTTGGGCTTCTCAGGCGATGGAAGATGATGAGTTTCGGAACAATGAGCAGTGGAAGGGTTCTCATGTTTCTGAATTAGAGAAACGGGCACAGGTTGCTATTGTTGATAATGTTGTTCATCCAGCAGTAGAACAGGCAAAAGCTTTGCTTACAGCTAATAAGCCTAAGTTCCAATCTACTGGCAGAGATGACAGCGATACAAAGGTCGGCAGAATATTTTCAGATATAATGTCCTACATCTGGGACAAGTTTAATGGGAATGTTGAATTAAAGCAGGTGGTGGACGATTATTATGTTAAAGGCATGGGTGTAATGCAGACATACTCTGACCCCATGCTAGATTTTGGCAGAGGTGAAGTATGTTTTCATAGTGTTGATCCTTTGGATGTTTATATTGATCCAAACAGCAGGGATACATTTTGCAGGGATGCAGCCAATATCATCATTGCCAGGTTATTCAGCGGTTCTCAGCTTATACAGTTATATCCCATGGTTGGAGAATTTATTGGTGATTTGACTAAATCCAGCAATGATCGTTATCCGAGTATGACAAGATCACCACAGCAGGATCAGACTATTGGCCCTATGCAAGGCAGTAACATGAATAATGAAGATGGTTATTATGAAGTTATTGAAAGATACCAGAAAGTTCAGTTGCCTTATTACCATATCATGGATACTGTCATAAATCAGGAATATGTATTCAATAAAGAAGATTATGATGTTTATGTAGAACAGCCAGCTATTATTATGGTCAATGCTCAAGGTACTCAGTACATAACAGAGACAAAGAGCGTTGATGAGCTTATGGGTGTATTTGAAGCAACAGGCGGTACTTTCCATTATGTTCAAGATCCTCAGACAGGTCAGCCTACTATGATGCCAGGACCAGAGACTGCTGAAGCAATTCCTGGCTCTCAGACAGAAATTCAGATCACTAGTAAAGGTTTGCTTATTGGCGAGGGCGTAATAATTGCGAATGAGGTTATAGTTGACAGGATCAGAAGGATTCTATGTGTTGGCGGTATTCTTCTTCATGAGTATATAATGGAGATAGATGATTATCCAATTGTGACATTAATGAACAGGCATAATCGCAATCCTTTCCCTATGAGCGATGTAAGGTTTGTGAAGCCGATTCAGGAATATATTAATAAAATAACGTCGCTTATAATTGCACATGCCAGTTCAAGCACAAATACCAAACTTCTTATCCCTCGCGGTTCCATGAATAGGAAACAGCTTGAGGAAGAATGGTCTAGGGCTGGTACTGGTGTAATAGAATACGATCCAGAGTTAGGTCAGCCGATTGTTGCGGGTCCCATACCATTGCCTAATGAACT